GGAGAAACTCTATGCGAGCCATGATGACCGCAGGTGAGGCTTTGAATCGGGACAATGTGGCGGGTTACAATTGCTCTTATCTTCCAGTTGACGACCCGAAATCCTTTGACGAGGCCATGTTCATCCTACTCTGCGGGACAGGTGTTGGGTTCAGTGTTGAGCGTCAGTATGTCAACAATCTGCCAGAAATCCCAGATGATCTTCACCATAGCAAAACCACTATTGTTGTGGACGACAGCAAAGAGGGTTGGGCTAAGGCATATCGTCAACTTATCGCCCTGTTGTATTCCGGTGAAATCCCAAAGTGGGACGTGAGTAAGGTTCGACCGGCAGGGGCGAAGCTAAAGACTTTTGGGGGCCGCGCTTCTGGTCCTGGTCCTCTGATTGATCTGTTTCAGTTCACGATTGAGACTTTTCGTGACGCTACGGGACGCAAACTGTCCTCCATCGAGTGCCATGACCTGATGTGTAAGATCGGGGAGATTGTGGTTGTTGGTGGGGTCCGTCGATCCGCAATGATCTCTCTGTCTAACTTGTCGGATGACCGTATGCGTCATGCAAAGACAGGACAGTTTCCTCCACATCGTTACTTGGCAAACAACTCTGTTGCTTACACTGAAAAACCAAGCGCACAGGCTTTTCTTCGGGAATGGTCTGCTCTCGCTGATAGCGGTTCTGGTGAACGCGGCGTGTTCAATCGGGTCGCTTCTCAGAACCAAGCTAAAAAGTATGGTCGTCGTGATCCCAATTACGATTTTGGAACCAACCCTTGCTCCGAAATCATCTTGCGGCCTTATCAGTTCTGCAACCTGACGGAGATTGTAGTGCGTTCTACGGACACGCTTGATGTCTTGAAGAAAAAGGTGCGTATCGCAACGATTTTGGGAACTGTTCAATCCACCCTGACAAAATTCCCTTACCTTCGTAAGCAATGGCAGAAGAACACAGAGGAAGAGCGTCTGCTCGGCGTATCCATGACAGGTATCATGGACAACACTTTGACCAACGGTAAGGAGGGAGACCTCAAGTCCGTTCTTGATGCTCTTCGGGAAGTTGCTGTTGAGACGAACGCCGAGTGGGCTGATTATCTTGGCGTTGAGCGATCCACCGCGATCACTTGTGTTAAGCCTTCTGGCACGGTGAGTCAGCTTGTGGATAGCGCCAGTGGTATTCATGCGCGACACAGTGCTTATTACATCCGCACGGTGCGTGGTGATAACAAAGACCCTCTGACTCAGTTTATGAAGGATCAGGGTATCCCGAATGAACCTTGCGTCTACAAGGGCGATACAACCACTGTTTTCAGCTTCCCTGTGAAAGCCCCTCAAGGCGCTATTACGCGAACAGATATGTCTGCTATCGAGCAATTGGAGATGTGGCTGACCTATCAGCGTCATTGGTGTGAACACAAACCCTCTGTGACGATTTCCGTCAAGAAAGATGAATGGTTTGATGTTGGGAACTTCGTCTATGAGTATTTTGACGAAATGTCAGGTGTCTCGTTCCTACCGTTTGACGATCATGTTTATCAGCAAGCGCCTTATCAGGATATCAGTGAGGCAGAGTATGAAGAAATGTTCGCCTTTATGCCTGATAAGATCGACTGGTCCAAACTCAGCGAATATGAAGCTGAGGATGGAACGAAGTCGAGCCAAACCTTTGCTTGTGTTGGCTCTTGCGAGATCGTTGATCTGAACTCCTAAAGCGCCACTTTCACCCTGCTGATCTCTCCGCGATCACGGTGATAGGTAATACACTGCATTTCAGCCCGCGCAGAATATGCGTGGGCTGTTGCATATGCGTCTTTGGAGGTAATGGCGCGCAGTTGTTCCCACAGGACACCGCCAATATCTTGGCTCTTGGTGTGATGAAGGTGTCCTGTGAAAAGGAACCTGTATTTGGTTTTACCCCACATATCGGCCCAGCGATCCGCCAGATACATCACAAGGCGTTCGGCCTTGGCTTTGTCCCCGTGGTGCGAAGCGAGCAGACACTTACCGAATTGCCTTACGAAGAACTCCCCCGGCTTACGTTGCACAGACACACGAGGATTTTCACGATAGCGCTCAGACAAGGCGAACAGCACACCCATGTAAGCCGCTTGGTCGTGATTTCCGGGCTGGACTACAACACTGACCTTTTTGTATTTACCGAGCGCAGCGTCAACGGATGCAGCCAATGTGCTGATAGCAATGTCCATATTACGGAAGTGGCGCGTATCCACGTCCAATTGATGCTTGCTTTGCGGCGTCTGGTTGGTCTGGTCGTTCGCATGGAGAAGATCGCCCATAGCGACAATGACCGCTTCACCTGCACTCGGGCTAGAGGCGAGGCATTGGGCAACGCCATTAAGGATGCGATCCTGAGCGATCTCCGTGTTGTAATCTTCCCCTGTCTCATCGCCCCATGAATACTGACCGATATGCGCGTCAGGAAGCGGTATAAGCGTCAGGAGATCGTCGTCTACGTTTAGGGGTGCGCTGATAGCTGGAATAGGCTCAATGTCGCTCAGCGCCTCTACAATGCGCTCTGCGGTATCATCTATCGACACCTGTTCGCGTGGCATCTGAAAATACAGACTTGCCCCGTCTGTCTTGATCCAGCCCGAATGAAGAACCCCTGCGTCTTTCATACCGACTTCTGACATGGCCCCTTGAACAGCCGGATCGGCACTTTGGTATCGCTTCGCCCCTTCCAGACGTGTGCGAAGTGCTGATCTGGTGATACCCAACGCATCAGCGGCCTTTCGTTGACTACCGTGCTGCTCCATAGCCTGAACGGCTTCGCGTTGTGTCGGGGTCATCAGAAATACCTCTTCCAGCTTTCACGGCAATGTGTCTTACCCATGACGAAAACGAGCGGGGACCAGCCCCGCTCCAATCTTTTTTCCCAAGCAAACGCGCACCACGAGCAGTTTTTACCGCGCAATGCTTTATGCGTGATCCTGGATATGTCGTCTATCCACCACAAAGGCTCTCTCTCGTCTCATTGTGAACAATGATTTCTTTGAGCAAACCTTCGTCGTTTTGAGACAAGTAGTCAACCACATGCTCCGAATTGAAATAAAGCGTTGTGGATAAGTCGCAGTAGTTGCCGGTCGCTTTCATGCAACCAGTTAGCGTAAGCGCTGTGAGGAATATTAATCCTGCTTTACCCATTTTTTCGCTCTGTTTTTCAGGTCAGGGTCTTTTTGAACTTCGTCCCTCACGCTTTTTGCTTCACGAACAGCATCAAGGTTGTTACGAACTTGCTCGCTTTCTTGGTCACTACGACCTTTCGCGTAAATGAAGATACCCATGAAGGCGAGCAGCGCAGAAGCGAAGGCGTAAGCGTATTTCTTTATAAACGTCATTTGCTTAACCAAATAGCTACACCCATAATAACCCAATAGAGCAGGATTCCGAGCAAAAGGAGGTTTGCAATAATCTCAAGCATTATCCATCCCCCCTTGCGAAGCGGGCCAATCGCTCACGAGCAATCCACGCCAAAGCCAATGCGGCCAAAAGCACAACGCCTTTTTCCCAAGTCTCAAGCTGTTGCCAAAACTGGAACGCAGTCACACCAAGCCCTCCGCTTCCGGCAAGGGCGCTCCACAGCGTAGTGCTTTGGATAGGCTGCTTTTCGGGATCAGGTTTTGCGGTAGGTTTTTCGGAAAACTGCTCGGACAGGAAGAGGTCGCGCTCTTCTTCCCGTCGCCGCACAAGGCCACGCAGAGTCTTACCGCCCGCCTTATTGAACCACGTCAAAGCCTCTGCTGCGCCTTCCATGTCTCCCGCATTGAAGCGTTTGAGGCATGTCGAGCGGCTGAAGGCTCCGACGCCGATGTTATAGGCCAAGGAGACCATTGCGCCGAATTGATTTTCCGTGGGTTCGCGCTTCAGTAGCGGAGCAACACCTTGAGCAAAACGCTGCAAACCTTCTGCTAGAAGGGCTTCGGCCTCTTCTTGTGTGATCTTCATTCCGGCTTCGGGCACAGGTCCGTAACCTGCGCGCTCAGAGTGCCCATATCCAATGGTCCAGATACCAATCGGGTCTAGGTAGGCTTCCAGCTTCAAGCCTTCCCAGCGCTTTACGAGATCAATAGTCGCTTGGTTGACAATCATCCGCCATATCCTTCTCGTTTACAGGCCATCACTCTTTCCTCTCGATACGCTCTAGGCGAGCATCAATACGGCTTAGCAGGCTGTGAATACTCGTCAGCCGCTCTTCGCTTCGCGCGGCGTCCAACTCTACGACGCGCAACCGCGTTTCCCGAGACGCACCGTCCGATTGGATTTGCGCAATCGCTTTTTGGTTGGCTGTGACTTGCCCTTGAACGGTGACGAACGCCGCGACACCGGACACCATGAGAGCAACCAAAGTGAGGACATTCCCGAGAGAGATAGATGCGGTGAAATTCGGTCGTGTCATCGTAGCTCCACCCAAAGAGCTACAGAACTACCGCCTGTGATACGGTAATAATGTTGATTTGGCACAATGGTGCTCCCCTGCTTACCGTTCTCACTACTCAGACCAATGGACACGTCCACCCATGTCGAGTCATCGGTTGAAACTTGCATAACTTGACCGTCCGATCCGCGCCCATAAGTCCACATGATAGGGCGACCTGTTGTATTTTGATATGATGTATTGGCCGCGCGACTTGCGCTAACATCTTGCCATGTTTGATTGTCACCCAAATATACTTCTGGCCTCAAAGCATCAATGGCTGCTTTGATCTTAGCAGGGCTAACGAGGCTTTCCGATGTGCTCGTCCCTGCTTCCCAAGTCGCTGTTGATTGGTCTCCGATGAGACCTGTCTGTGTTCCGCTAGAATTGACAACCTGCGTGTTATCAAAAATACGGAAGGCATTGGACGACTGGTCAATATAACCAATGCTGATCCAAGCGTCGTCCGCCTCGCTTCGCATTTTAAGCGTGTTTGTCCCAGTGTCATACCAAAGCATGTTTGCATAGGTCGTAGATGGAGCGCTTGAACCAGACGAGAGGGTCGCCAATGCCTGCAAAGCGCCGTTCAAATCAGAGCGAAAATTCGGCGCTGTCTGATTGGCAATAACGAAGTCGTTTTGAGACATTTAGTTATACTCCACGAGTGCTTTTAGCCCTGTGATGGACGGGGTGATGTCATCGGACGTTGAAGATAGAATAACACGAAAACGGAAGGCGCGTCCATAATACTCCCCCGCACGGAAGAGTTGGTAATCCGTCCATGTGGGCGTTCCAGCGGGATCGTCTTGTGTGATTGAGATGTAGGCTTGCACATTACAGTCAGCAAAGTCGGCGTCCCCTGTGAAGTCGTCAAACAGACCAGGAAGGTCGTCAAACAGACCGGGGAGGTCATCCCAATTACCCGAGGTTTCGTTCTTACGAACCACGTTCACCTCAACACGACTTCTAACCCTGCGCGCTGCGCCTGTGTCAATATAGCTGCCGAAGTCATAGGTGGCTGTTGATGGGGCGCTAGATGGATCGGTGATCTCAAGTGTGCCGGAAGTGACAGAGCAGCCTGTTTTACTACCGCTAAAAGTCGGCTCTTCGGTTTGCGTATCGCTGTTTGCGAAATCCACAAGGTTCGCTTCTGGAACAATAATCGAGGTGTAACTTTGAGACGCAACACCAGATTTGTCCACAGCTTTGATGTGGTATGTGCCGGGTCTTGTGGGTAGTGACACGGCTGTTGCTGGACGGGGCACCTTATCGACAGCGGTAGTTGCGTTTGCCCATGTAGCACCCGTCTCTTCAATAGAATGTCGGATACGATAATAGGAGAGATCAAGGTCGGGCACAGGCTCCCATTCAAGATGGATTGTCGCACCATTCACTTCTGCGCTCAATCCGCTCACATCGGACGGAGGCTCAAGAAGGCCGTTAGCCGAGACGTTTGACAGATATTGCCATTCACCTTTGACACCAAAAGAGTTAATGGCACGGGCGCGAATATCATAGTCCCCGGCATCTACGTCCACGATCCTGAAAAGACCCAACTCACCAGTGCCGACACTTGCATATTGATCTGCGGATTCCGACGAATCTTTGAAATCAACCTCAACACGATCAATCGCTTCGGGGCGACCAGAACTAACTCGAACGGCGATGACGTTGGTTAGTTTTTCCCGCAAAACTTGTGTTGTTGCGGTTGCGTTTATACCGATACCCGGAACTTCAAAGGGTGACAGCAGGGTTGTGTTGTCACGTTCATAGATCACGCCATCGTCTACTTCGTCAAAGACGCTTTCGCTAATTTCTCTCAGCGTCATCTGCACTTGAAGGTCATTATCATCGACCAAGCCGAACGTCCAACTTGTGACTTCAAAAGGCTTGGAGGCCCATCCGAACCGGCTGATGGTCAAGTTAATCACGTCCCCAACCTGACACTCAAACGCCTGTAGACCGAATGAGGCCGCGACCGTGAGTTGCTGTCGATTACGCTCTAGCGCGATCCTAGCGATACGACGCGCCTCGTCCGAGTTGTCGGTGAACGGAAGTTCAATGTCCACCACACTCTCTTGTCCGTTATCTGCGGTCAAGAAAGCAGGGTTTGAGACTTCCGGGTAATCCGTGATTTGCCAGTCGGTTTCATCCCCACGGAACGTGCCGCGAACCACATTGAAGTTGTCCCGACGAGAGTGGCGCGTTTTCACAGCAACGCTTGAGCGCAAATCATCTTCGGTGAGGGTTAGTGTTGGAGCAACCCAATAAGCGGGCTTCATGCGCCACTTACCTTGAGAATACCAAAGCAAACCTCCCATTGAAGTGAGAAGGTCATTCAGAATATCGTAAGGGGATTGGGCCGTGGTGAAATTACCATTGCAGGTAAAGAATTTTTCACCATTGTCGGCAATTCGGTCGCAAACATCCGCAGCTACCTCAACGATAGCGTCGTCAATGTTTTCTGCCGATTCCGAAAGACCATATCCGCTTGAAATATAATCTCGAATACAAAGGGCGGGGTTGTCGCTCCACATGGAGGGGTCAACAACTCGTGCGATAGAATCGTTGGTGTCCGCTTCGTCAATCTTTTCAACGTAAGTGTCGTTTCTACCGGAAGCATTAACCATACCGTTCCTATCAGAACGATAGAAGTGTGATCCCCACAGGTAAACGCCGCTGGTCCCGTCACCGACATGCGAGGGTGCCTCACCATCGGAGGCAGGTGTCTCTATGAGACAAAACTCTGCACCAACCGTGGGATCAACAACCGATGTGAGCACCAACTTACAAAGATACCAACTATCAGCGTAAGCCTCTATTGTTGCGCTTACAAAAGACGCACCGCCGGTGTTTCCAACTTCACCTGTGGTCAAATTGAAGTTGGCGAAAGCCTCTCCTGTGCCCCTACCGCGAGGTCTAATCTGAAGGTCTCTACCGTTCGTTTTAGCCCATATGGCAATTGTATATTCGTTTTCCGTTGTCTGTATGATCGAATCATAATAGATGAAATGTCGATCTGTCGTGGAATCTTCCGTAAGGAGTTCTGCTTTCAGTTCCCCATCGGGATTGTTTATTGCGTTACCTGTGACAGACGTGTTGACCGTAGTCCAAATCGGATTAGCCAAGCGGTCGGTGTAGGTCATCATATTATGAGCGGCCCACCGGAACTCACCGGCTTTCTTACCTTTAATCTTGGCTGTGATTTCAGGCACACCGTTTGGGAAAGCATCTTGGTCAAACTTCAATCGGACATACATATAAGCGATCCCGCGCAGGCGGTGCTGTGCTGTCCATTCGGGTATCTCATCAACAAGATCAGGGTCGGCAAGCTGATCACTTGCTCCCAAATGAGTGTTGATACGAACAAGCCCATCATAACGAGAAGGGGATGTGACGTTACCGTTGGTGTCTAGGGTAACTTCCTCGTCGTTGATATATATGGCGCTGAAAGACTCCACTTCGTGACCTGCAAAACCGATTACACGATGAAGAAACTTATTGTTCTCTCCAGTCGTCCCATCGTAAAGTATTGCGCCGCCAACGCGCGCCTCACCGTAAATGATTTGGTGATCCAAAGCAGAGCCGCGTTGCGTTACATTGTAACCACGAGGCCCACTACCGAACTTCGGTTTAGGCGCAAGGGCGTTTAGGGCTAGACCAATGGCGGTTTGGGCGAGAAAGCCGACAGCAACAGTAGCGAAAGTGATTGTCCCTGCGGCAGCGCCAAGGATTGTAGCACCAAGCGCAGCGGCTGAAGTAAAAACAACCATTACAAAACCTTCTCGTATTTGGTCTCAATCTCTTGATAACCCATATGACCAAGAAACGCACCAATCGGGTTCTTTGCCGAAGATGAGGCAACAACTCTTTTGATACCATCCTCCAGCAGACACTTTTCCACAAACTCAAAAAGACGTTTGCCTATACCGCGATGCTCTTTTGCGACGTAAACAGCGTCGTAAATAGCACTCTTTTGCCCTTTGATGGTTAGAGGCTCAAACAGGATCATCACCGCATAGCCAATCAAACGACCATTTTGACGAGCGGTAAAAAACTTCAGGTGTCCGTTTTCTTCAATGTTGAAATACTCTTCCCAATTAACATTGAGATTATCGTTTGGGTGCCCGGACTCGTCCCACTCCTTTTCAGCGAGAGGCTGAACTTCAGATTGGCACATACACAGAAACTCTTGTTTGAACTCAACCACTGGATCGGCCCCAAACAATATCCTTGTCCTGCAAATCCTCTACAAAATCCAAACCTCGATCATCTGGATACAAGGATTTCTGATAACCAGAAGTGAAACGTCGAACGCGGGCGCGCTCAAGGTCGATCAGCTTGTTTTCCAACTTGATTTCGATGGTCGCAAAATCGGCACCCTCATCAATGTTCATCTCATCCATATAGCCGGAAAAGATTTCAGTGAGTTCGCTATAGGTCGTGCCATTCACAATACCAAAATACAACTTACCCACGCGCCCTTGATACTGCTCCTGTAGGGCAAGACTAAGAACATCCGATGGGACGCCTGTGAGGGTCAAGGTTGCCCCTCTAACGGCAATCTCTGATGTCTCTTCTACGGTGCTGATATTGAGTAGAGTGCCTGTCCCAATATAGGTGTTACCGTCAATGGTCGCTTCACCGACACCTGTCCAGACTCGAACTGTTTGACTATCAAGCTGAAGTTCAACCGCAAAAAACGGCTTAACAACATCGTCGTTAAGTGCGTTTTGAAGGGTGGTTGTGATGTCGCGCGTCCCCATTATACGATAGCCTCCACTGCATCAAAGGTGATCCCATATTGACTAGAATTGTCAATCGACCATTGGCTTGTGTTTGAACTAAGGCGGAACACACCCTTCGGCGCGTTGAAGGTAACGCTTGCAGATGAATAGTTGTCACGCAATCCAGGCCAAATCTCTAGCGTTCCGTCTCCGGTCTGATCCTGAAGAACTTGATGGAGACGTGCAGCAGACCCCGTTCCAAGTTGGATATAGTCCCCAGCTTTGAGCGTTCCCGTCATCACCACGGTCACGCTTTCATCCCCCGCAGAGCCGGTCAAAGCACAGGAGGATACATCACCACGCGGCGTGGCGTAGTCTGGATCGCCCAATAGGAATGTGCCGATCTGGCCTTTTAGCGCGGTCAGAAAAGCCTTCCAGTCCGCAGCGAGATCGCGCCGTGTCGATGGAATGGAAACGGACGCCTCCCATCTTTGACCTTGATGCGCGATAACCTGTTGCTTGTATGTGAACGGAGATTGGCTCGTTGTAACCGCATTAACGGCACGGATCGTGATGGACTCAAGACCAATCGTTGTGGGCGTGGAGATAGGGTAACTAATACTCATCCGAACGTAGCCTTCATTGCTCCACCCCTACGGCGTTGATCCATGATCTGTTTTTGCGTCATAGACGCGATTTTCGGCGCTTCTTGAGCGATGATCTTCTTGACACTATCATCCCCGTTGGCGGCGATATGGAAATGGTTTTCCACTGTCACGTTACCACCACCTTCTGCAACCACGCCAAGTTTACCGCCTTTGGTCCGCTTTAGCGGCATAATGGCTTCAGGTCCAGCCTCTCCCATAAGACCAGTGCGGCTACCGCTCATCGGGAATGTTGTCGGAGAAGAAACAACGCCTCCATCTGCAAAGGGAATGACATTGCCGTTGCTGAAAGCACCGCCCTTAGCAAAAGTGGGTAGCACATTGAAGCCCGACACACCGCCGAAGATGCTATTCATGATCGGGTTAATCACAGCCATTTCAAAAGCCTGTTTCAAAATAGCGCGCGCCATATCGCTGAACGCATCGGACGCTGATTTAGACCCATCGACAATGGACATAAAGGCGTCAGACATTTGCTGAGCAGTATTATTGGCGAAGTTCGCCATCGTGTTATCAGCGTTTTCAAGCGAGGCGATGTAGTCTTGTAGGATTTGATCCGCGTTCATGTTAGCGGGGATCGCACCTTCCATCTGGGCCTGAGCAATAAGTCTTGTTGCCTCTGCAACCTTGAGCGACTTTGCGTATTGCTCATCATAGGAGGCAATCAGACTGTCTACAGATTGGCGCAAGTTGTCGTTAGCGTTACCAGCACCGCCATCTCTTGTGTTAACGGCGGTATCTTCTTCAAAACTCGCTCTTATGGCAGCAAGCTCTGCTTGTCGTTTTGCTTCCCTTGCGGCAGCAGGGTTGTATCTCGGGGATCGCGGGTCCAACGCCTCGTCCCCAAAGCCCGATGCGCCACCCATACCCACAATCATTCGAGCCACAGAAAGGCTCGAATTAAGCTTTCGAGCCAAAGCTTCTGCTCCCGCAAGAGCGTTTCCGAAGTCAATACGATCAACCGCGTCGGCGGTCCCTTCCCCGGCCAACTTTGCGTCTACCATCGCATCATACTGTTCCATTAGGGTTACGAGCATTTGCCCATAAAGCCCTTCGCGCATCGCTTCAAGTTTATACGCCTCACGCGCTTGGCGAGCGCGCTCTGCTTCAACCTGAGACGATTCTTCACCGAATTGCGAGATCACTTGATACAGGCGAACCTGATTTTGCAATTCCATTGTTTGCTCGGCAAAGAAGGTGCGACGATCTTGCAGTGCATTGAGACGCTCTTGTTCTTGTGTTCGTTCGCGCGCAACTCGAAGTTCCTCTTCGCTCAAACGAAGAGCATCGCGCGCGGCTTTAAGGTTACTTTCCGCTTGCTCAATACTGATACCACGAGGCCGACCTCCACGGAGCGTAGCACCTTGCAATGCTAATTCAGCTTGGCGAACTTCCTCTTTGGCGCGGCGCACATTCTCGGCTAGAGTTTGTTCCGCCGTTGTAGCAAACCCTTGATTCATACGCTCAATATCGCGTGTGGTATCCGCGATCACTTGTCGAGCCGAGCGAAGGCGATCCTCAAAACTCTCAATACCACCTGTCGCCGCATCAGAGTCTTGGCGTGTCCGCATGAACGCCGCACCCAAAGCCGTAGCGAGAGGAATTGCGATACCAAGACCAGAGGAAATAGCGATCAGGCTACCAACGGACATACCCAACTTAGATGCGAACATCGGAAGAATACCGACAAGCTGCGTGGCCTGCTGCCCGAACGCAACAATT